GATTACTCAGATGTATGCTTTGACTTGGAAGCAGAACTTTATCTCTGGCAATTCATCGGCTATGCGGCTTTATGCTGACGGAAGTAGTGGCGCGGGTACTAAATCAATCAACAACAATACGTTTATTGGCTGCTATTTCCACGGAGAAGGAAGTGGGCAAAATGGCATTTTCATAAATTCTGCAACATCCCGTGTCAACATCAAAGCCAATAGTTTTATGGGTTGCAACATTGAAACTGTTGTCCGTGGAATTTACAACAACGGCATGGACAACGTGTTTATCGGCACAAACATTGAGGCCACTACATCTTCAATAGAAGAAACCGCCACAGCATCTGCTACGCACATCATGCCAAGGGTGACATTGGGAACACCCGCAACTTTAAGCGAATTGACAGAATGTGTCCCACCCAATTATTTATATGGTGAAACATTAAAACGTCAATTTGCGGGTACAACTTTGACTATATATCGTGGGATTACGTTCCCTGGCACATACACTAGTTATGGTGGTGCAAACACTTTAAATGACTACGAAGAAGGCGAGTGGACTGCCACATTTGCTTGTGGAACAAGCGGAACAATCACATTGGATAGCGGAATAAACAAAGGCACTTATATCCAAATTGGTAGAACAGTCACAATAACTGGCTATTTTAAAGTGACTTCTGTTTCATCTCCTACGGGATCGTTAAAAATTAACGGATTGCCTTTTTCTGGTGGCGCTGCCTTTTTTAAGTTCCGCAACAGCGTAACTATTGCTGGTGAAGGTTTAGAAACAACCGCTACGACAGCGTTGCAAGGAACTATCCAAGGCGAAGCAAAAATCTTAATGACTAAATTTGCGGCTGGTGTTTCTAGTGATTTGGCATCAGGAATAAAAGCAAATTCTGAAATTTGGGTAAATGCAACATACATCATTGATGTAATCTAAACGTGTCGGCCCGTTTGACCGAATTGTTGATTTTAATTGGAGTATTAAAATGGCTTTAACAAAACAAGTAAAAGTAGATCGCATTGAGGTTCTTGAAAATGGCTCTGTGCAAGTACGCACAAAAACAGCCATCGTAGAAAACGGCAAAGAAATTAGTAATCAATTTCACCGCCATGTAGTTTCTCCAGGCGATGATTACAGCGTTGAAGATGCTAAGGTTCAATCCATTTGCACCGCGGTGCATACGCCTGAAGTAATTGCAGCCTATCAGGCGGCTTTGGAAGCCAGCAAACCGAAAGTCGAGGCATAACATGACCACGCCGTTTGACATTGTTACCCGCGCCATGAAAGACATTGGCGCGTTGGCTGCCGGTGAGGTTCCAACCGCGGACGAAGCCCAAGACGGCTACGATATGTTGAACGATATGTGCGCCCAATGGTCGAACGAAAACATGATGGTTTTTTACAAAACCGAAATCATTTTTCCCGTCGTTCAAAACCAAACGCAATACACCATTGGCCCAGGTGGCCAGGTTGGCTGCCAATTCACCGGTTCAATCAGCGGCACGACCCTGACAATCCCCGCTGGCGGTGTGATTTCGGGTGGTATCACAATTGGCCAAACGCTGTCGGGAACTGGCATTGCAGCCGGAACCACGATTGTGAACTTCAACAGCGGCGGTGGCGGCAACGTCAACGAGGGCGGCACGTACACCGTCAGCAAATCGCAGATCGTGGCCAGCACGACCATCCAGGGTTACTACGAACGCCCGCTGACCATCGAATCCGCGTTTGTGCGCGTGACCACGACCAGCAACGGCGCCCCAATTTACGGCGGCGGCCTGGATTACCCCGTGGCCGTGTTCAGCCTGGAACAATACGAATCTATTGGCCTGAAGCAATTGAACGGCCCCTGGCCAAAAGGCGTTTATTACCAGGCAAGCGAAAACCTTGGCACGATTTACGTTTGGCCAAATCCCGCCCAGGGCGAAATGCACATTTTTGCCTATACGCAATTCCGCACGTTCACCGCGCAAACAAATGACATTGCGCTGCCGCCTGGTTACATCAACGCGTTGCGCTGGTGTTTGGCCGAACGGTTGCTGCCGATGTACGGAAAAATGAACCAGGTTCAAATGGCGATGATAAATTCGCTGGCAGCCCAGGCAAAGGCAACGGTCAAACGAACCAATATGCGGCCGCCGCAAGTGGCGCGTTATCCTGACACGCTGTTGATGGGCAAAGCCAAAGATGCTGGTTGGATCATGGACGGGGGATTTGCATAATGCCTGACTTTGGCTTCGTGGGCGCTTCTTACGAAGCCCCGTCAATCTACCAGGACGCGCAAGAGTGCATCAATTTTTACCCTGAAATTGACCCCACAAAGCAGCCTGGAAGCCGCGGCGTTGTCGCGTTGTACCCAACCCCTGGGCTTGTTGAAGAACTGGCCTTATGGGAAGCAGAAGTGCGCGGAATGCGGGCGTTGTCCGGCAGCCAGTATTTGGTTGTTGTTGTTGGCAACCGCGTTTACAGCGTCACCACGGCTTTTGTGGCCACGCAAATTGGAACGCTGACCACCAGCACCGGCCAGGTTGACATTACCGACAACGTGACCACCAACAATGGCCTGACCGCTTACATTGTGGACGGCCCAAACCGTTACACCTGGGTGGCAGCCACCAACACGTTTGCCACGCTGCCATCGACCGACGGCCTTTGGCAAGGCGCGACTTCCACCGACACGGTGGATTCATACATCATTTACAACGAGCCAGGAACGCAAAATTGGGCCGCGACCGACCTTGGCCTTGCCGTCAGCACAACAGGCAACTACGGCAGCAAAGACGGCGCCCCTGACAACCTGGTGGCTTTGATCGTTGACCACCGCCAGGTTTATTTGCTTGGCGAAGTCACCACCGAAGTTTGGGTGGACGTTGGCAACGTGATTTCCGGCCTAACGACATTCCCGTTTCAGCGAATCAGCGGCACGACCATGCAACACGGCTGCGCTGCCAAATATTCGGTTGCCAGGTTTGGCGAATCGTTTATGTTTGTGAGCCGCGACACCCGCGGCCAAGCCATCATTGGCGCGATCAACGGTTACAGCCTGGTGCGAACATCAACCCATGCGGTTGAACAAAGCCTGGTTGGCGCCGACGTGTCCGACGCGTTCGCCTACACCTACCAAATCGAAGGCCACGAAATGTATGTCGTGACGTTTCCTTCAATTGACCTGACATGGGTTTATGACCTGGCAACGCAGCAATGGCACAAATGGCTTTCCTGGGATAACGTAACTGGTTTCTACCGCCACCGTTCAAATTGCTATGCGTTCTTTGCTGGCAAAAACCTGGTTGGCGACTTTGAAAACGGCAAGATTTACAGCCTGGACAACGCGGTTTACACCGACAACGGTTCAACAATCCGTCGTTTGCGCCGTGCGGTTCACCTGACTTCGGATTTGCAGCGCCAGTTTTTTGAGGAATTCCAAATCCAATTCCAACCTGGCGTTGGCCTTACCACCGGCCAGGGCAATGATCCCCAGGCAATGTTGCGCTGGTCAAATGACGGCGGTTCTACCTGGTCGAACGAGCATTGGATCACGATTGGCAAAATTGGCCAGTATCAAAACCGTGCAATTTGGCGCCGCCTGGGCTGGTCGCGTGACCGCATTTTTGAAGTGGTGGTGACCGACCCGATCAAGGCCGTGATTGTTTCCGCAAACCTAAAGGCGTCGGTGGGGGATAACTAATGGTCGCCCCAAATCCAGCATCATCCACAAACATCCGGTTTCCGCAATCGCCGTTCCTTGATCCGACGACCGGACGGCCAGCGCGTGAATGGATTATTTGGCTGCAAAGCCCTGACATTCTGACGGCCACGATTGCTTACATCGTGATTACGGGTGGTGCAATTTCAAACGTGACGATTGACAATGCGATCATCAATGATTCGACCATTGGCCTGACAACACCGGCCGCGGGCAAATTTACCAGTTTGACAGCCTTAAACGGTATTGGCGGGGGTACGTTTTGACTGAACTTGAAATTATTGGCGACACGCCAACACGGGAACAGATCGACCGGCTGCAAGCGGAAATGATTAAACATCCGCAAGCCGAACTAAAAACCGAGCATTATTTTGTGCCTGGTATGTATTGCCGACGCGTGTTTCGCCAGGCTGGAACGCTGATTGTGGGCAAGGTTCATAAGCACCCCCACTTCTGTTTATGCGCGAAGGGCGAGATAATTGCGTGGACGGAAAACGGAATGAAAAAACTTCAGGCTGGCGATGTTGTTGAATGCAAGCCTGGAACTAAACGGGTAACTTTGGCCACCCAGGATTCAATTGGGGTGACGATCCATAAAACGGAAGAAACCGAATTGGACAAGATTGAATTAGAACTGGTCGAACCGGATGAAACGTCGATGTTTGATTCAGGCAACAAACTGAAAACAATCATTGACGAGATGAAATCATTGGAAGGAAAAAAATTATGACATTTGTAACTGCCGCACTAATTGTTGGTGGGACAAGCCTTGTAAGTGGCTACATGGGTTCAAAAGCGGCCCAGGGCGCCGCGCAAACGCAATTGCAAGGAACCCGCGAGGCGTCACAGCAGCAGCGCGAAATGTTCGACATTTTGAACGAGCAAAACAAACCGTATCGGGAAGCCGGATATGGGGCGTTGAATCGAATCAATGAAATGTTGCCAAGCCTAACCAAACCGGTGACCGCGGAGGATATTCAGAATATGCCTGGGTATCAGTTTGCCGTCCAGCAAGGAACGGGAGGGGCCATGCAAGGCATGAACGTTGGCGGCGGTGGATCAAATGTTCAAAGGGCGGGACAAAAGTTTGCCATTGACTACACATTGGGACAAGCCCTTCCGCAATACATGGCGCAGCGCCGTGACATTTACAACACCCTGGCGGGCGTGGCCGGTATCGGTCAAAACGCGCAAAACCAATCAAATACTCTTGGCCAAAACACGGCTACCAATTTGGGCCAGTTGGCCGTTGGCGGCGCAAATGCAATCGCTGGTGGCCAAATCGGTTCAGCAAATGCCTATTCGGGCGCAATGAACAACGTTGGCAACGCTGCCATGATGTACGCGCTTTTAGGTTAAGGGGAAAAATATGGCTACTTTTAACGTTGAACCGATTGGCGCCCAAATCAAAGGCCCGCAACAAATGTCGCTGGCCGACATGATTAACGTCGGCCGTGGCGGCATTCAATTGCAAAAAGAAAAGCAAGCCAACACCGAACGCGTTGGGCTGCAAGATTTTTTTTCCAATCCTGAAAATTTCCAAACTGACGGCAACATTGATATGAGCAAAGTCAATGCGGCCATTCCAAAAATTGCACCATTGACCGGCCGCGACGTTTTGAAAAACGTGGCCGATTTAAGCACGGCACAAACGCAAGCCAGCAAAGCCAAGCAAAATTTGACGCAAGACCAAAAAGCATTGGTCGGCCAAACTTTCAACATCCTTGGCAACGCCGGTGTCAACAACAAAGACACGTACTTGAAAGCCTTGGACGACCTGGTTGCCACAAATCCCGACAATCCCGACCTTGGACGCCTGGCTGATTCTTACAAAACCATTTGGGGCAAGATGCCCGAAGGCACAAACTTTGCACAGTTGGCGATTACTGGCGCACAAACATTGCTGCCAGTTGCAACGCAAGAAACGCAGTTTGGCCCGCAGCCTGGCACATTGAACACCGGCGCCCAAATCTTGCCGACCGTGACCCGTCCTTCGGTTGCTGGCCAGGCGCCAAGCATCCAGGTTGGCCAAACGCCTTTGGCGACCAACCAACTTGGCCCAGGTGCGCGTTATGTTGCAACGGGCCGAGTGGACATGAATAACAATCCCACCGCTTTGGCTTACGGCCCGAATGGCGAATTGTTGGGCGAAGTCACAATTCCGGCTGGCGCAAATCCAGCGCAACAACCAGGTGGCGCAGCCGCCAACGCAATGCCGACCGGCGTTCAAGGCGGCGGCGTGTTGCCGCAAAACAATGTTCAAGCGCCAGCGCCCCAAATGCCGCAACCGGCAGTTGCAACGCAGCCAGCAATGCCATCAAACGCGCCAGCACGTATGCCCGCGGGTGAAACTGGCGCAACGTTGGACGCTGCAACCAAATTGAGAATTGATGTTCGTAATGCAGCCGCGCAAGCGCCCGTGCAGCAATTCAACAACAACCAAATCATCAAGTTGGCCGACGACGTTATTACCGGCAAAGGCGCCAACTTTATTGGTTCGTTAACCGGCGGTTACGCTGGACTTCCATTCACCAGCGACAACGCCAGCAATTTGAATCAGTTGGGCCATTACATGGCTATGCAAACATCATCGCTGGCGCAGTCATCCGGCCTTGGCGGCACGGACGCTGGCCGCGCAATCGCTGGCCAAATTTCAGGCACAACAGAATGGACGGCGCCAGCCATCAAACAAACGGCCCGCGTCAACCGCGCATTGACTACCGGCACGGAACTGTTTAACCAAGGCGTTGAAAACAATTTCAACCGCACAAAGAACCCGTTTTCGGCCACCGAATTCCAACAGCGTTGGACACAAACATTGGGCGCCGACGGCATCAATGCCGTGCGTTTGTACGACGCCATGCGAAACAATGACAAGGAAGCAATCCGCGAAGTGGTGACGCAAGCGGGCGGCCCAAATTCACCTGGTTACCAAAACCTGGTTCGCAAAATTGGGGATATGCAAAAACTGATCGGGGGTAAATGATGGCCGTCGAACTATTTGATCCATCGCAGATTGACAGCGCGGTGGGTGACGCCTTTGGCACAAAGGTCAAATCACGATTAGCGCCCGCAACCGCGCCCGCAGTTGCGCCCGCGCCATCGGCGCCAGCCAATCAGGCAGCCGTTATTTCCGATCAATTGCTGGACAGACTGAAAAAAGTTGAAAGCGGCAAAGACCCTTACGCGGTAAACAAAGAAACCAAAGCGATGGGGCCATATCAGTTTTTGCCTGAAACTGTCCAAATGTTGCACAAACAGGGCGTGAAATTTAACCCGTTTGATGAAAAAGAATCACGCGAAGCCGCCAGGACTTATTTGACGCAATTGACCAATCGCCACGGCGGCAACGTTGATTTGGCATTGAAAGATTACGGCGGGGTTGTCACCAAAGACCCAACCAATTACATTCAAAAAGTAACTGGTGGCACATCATCGGCGCTAGCACCGGCACAATCGTCAGCACCGTCGTCAGCATCTACGACCGAATTTTCCGGCATCAAAGAACAAGACATTAACAGCGCGGTGAACGACGCATCCAAGAATCCCGAACCGGCCAAACCCCAAGGCGCGACCGGCAAGGTAGCCAGCAAGGTTGGTGAATTTTTCCGTGGCCAAGGCCGCGCAGCCGCCAGCCTGGCAGACACCGGCATCAACGCGCTGACCGGAACGCTGGACGTTTTGGCTTATCCCGTTGCGCGGGCTTATTACGGCACACAAATGTCGCCTGAAGCCGCAGCCGAAAAGGCCAAGGCCGAAACCACCAGCCCCAAAAACGTTGTTGGCCGTGCTTTTGGCGTGACTGAAACGCCGGAATACAAAGGCGAAGCCAGCCAAAGATTGATGAATTTCGTGGGCGCCAACATGGACAAAGGCGCCGATTGGATTGCCAAAGAAACTGGCTTGCCAAAGGCTGACGTTGAATCGTATATGAACACCGCCATGCTGGCGACGCCTTCGGCCGTCAAAGCAGCCGGTCAAACCAAACTTGGCCAAATGGTTAAAACCGAAGCCGGTTACGCTGGCCAGGCCGTCAAGCAAGGCGTCCAGGCTGTCACGCCTGAAGTTGTGCAACGTAATGTTGGCCGTGCGGTGGAAGCCGTTGCGCCAGGCACTACAACGGCCAAAACGCCAGGCGTCATGCCAGGCGCCGTGCCGCCGGTTGTTGGCCAGCCGCCCCAGGCCGCGCCTTACGCGCAACCAGGCGGTGGACGTGCTGCCAGCGTTGGCGCAGCCGCTACGCCTGACGCCACGATCATCAAGCAAGCCCTACAAACGGCCACGCCTGAATTCCAGCAGTTGTATGGAAATATGCCATTGGACAAAGTGAACGCGCCCGTTGTGTTGCGTCACCTGGAAGGCGATTCGCTGCCGGTTCCCGTGCGTTTGACCGAAGGCCAAGCCACCGGCGACCTGGTAAAAATTTCCAAAGAACAAAACACCCGCGGAACACCCGAAGGCCAGGCGCTTGCATACCGACTGAATGAGCAAAACAAAGCCCTAGTGGACAACGTGCCGCTGATTCGTGAAAAGGCCGCGCCGGACGTGTATTCGACGCGCACCATTGAATCCAGCGAAGCATTGATCGACGCCTACAAAAAACTGGACGCCGACCGCAGCGCACAAATCAGCAGCGCCTACAAAAAACTGGAAGACGCCAACGGTGGCACGTTCCCCGTTGACGGTGTGCAATTGGCCAAGAATGCCGACGCGCTGTTGGCCAAGAAACTAAAAACCAACTTTGTGCCGCCCGAAATCGCTGCCGACCTTAAACGGTTCCGCGAAGGCGAACCAATGACGTTCGAGCAATTCGAAGCATTGCGAACCAACCTGGCTGCCGAAATCCGCAAGGCCGAACGATCGGGCGACGGCAACCGTTCGATGGCATCCAGCCTGGTTTATCAAGCCCTGGAAGACTTGCCATTGCAAGGCAGCGCCGCGCAGTTGAAGCCCCTGGCCGACAGCGCCCGCAGCCTGGCCAAATCACGTTTTGACGCGCTGAAAAAAGACCCCGCATATAAAGCGGCCGTGAACGAAACCGTACCGGCTGACAAGTTTTTTGACAAGTATGTGATCCGCGGCGTCAACAAAAACGTCAACACAATGGTGGAAACGTTGGGCCGCGATTCAGTTGGCCACCAACACATCAAAGCCGGAACCATCAATTGGTTGTCGGACAAGGCTGGCATTGTGGACGGCAAAGGAAACTTTAGCCAGGCCAACTACAACAAAGCGTTGAAGTCATTGGACGACGTGCGGAACTACCAGGAAATTTTTGACCCCGAAACCCAACTTCAATTGAAGACTTTGGGCAACGTGGCAAACTATACGCAATTCCAGCCCCGTGGTTCCTATGTGAACAATTCCAACACCCTGGTGGGCTACCTAGCCAACAAGGCTGCCGGTGGCGCCGAAGCGTTGGGCAACGTGGCTGGTTTGAAATTTGTCGGTGGCTATCCGATTGGCAGCGAAGCCCGAAAATTTATTCGGTCGCGCAAAGAAAAAGCCGCCGTGGAAAAATCATTGGAACCAGGGGCGGGATCAACCCTGGAAGACGTTAAAAACAAGGGTAAATAATGATGGCGCAGCCCGAAATTGATCCCGTCAAATACGGCGTCCTTTGGCAAAAGGTTCAGGACTACGAACGCCGGTTTGACGACATGGACAAGAAAATGGACAAGATGGAAAACCAGTTGGAAAAACTGGTGGCCCTGGCCAATCAAGGCCGCGGGGGCTTTTGGGCTGGCATGGCCCTGGTGTCGGCGGCGTCCAGCGTCGTCGGTTATATGTCTAGTTATTTTCACAAGTGAGGAAACCATGAAAGCATATTTTTTGGAACGACTTAAAGAAGCATCCACTTGGCGCGGCATTGTGCTGTTGCTGACCGCTGCCGGTGTGCCGTTGGCGCCTGGCGTGGCCGATTTGATTATTTCCGCGGGCCTTGCGCTGACCGGTTTGATTGGCGCCCTGACCCCCGACAAATGATTAACAGCCGCAGCCTTGACGAACTGTTGCCATCCGCAAAAGAACGGGTGGAACGGTTCATCAAACTTTGCAACATGGAAGGCATCGACCTTTTGGTGACTTCCACCTACCGCGACCAGGAAAGCCAAAACGCGTTGTATGCCCAAGGGCGCAGCGCACCAGGCAAGATCGTCACCAACGCCAAGGCTGGCGATTCCTGGCACAACTGGCGGTGCGCGGTTGACGTTGTCCCCCTGGTCAACGGCAAACCCGTTTGGGACGGTTCAAACCCTATTTGGGAACGGATCGGGGAACTAGGCGAGGAAGCGGGCCTGGAATGGGCTGGCCGCTGGAAAACGTTTCGTGAACTGGCGCATTTTCAATACACCGGCGGCAAAACGCTGGCGCAGTTGAAGACCGGCGCCCTGATTGCTTAACGTTTCATGTTTTTGACATACGCGGCAAAAGAAGCCGCCGTGTCGCCCAGGCTTCGCATTTTTTCAAACGCGCCAGCCACTTCATCCAGGACATGATTACGGATGGCCAACGAACGGCATTTATCGGGCGTTTGGCAGCCTTTTACGTAGCAGAATGGGCAAACCCATTCAGTTGTCCTTGCGGGGCAATTGCGGCCCTGGTTGCAGTCATAGTCACAGCAATTCATAATTTGATCGCATTCAAGTTGAAATTGTCGGCCATCACTTCAGCATAGTCAAAATGGCGGCCAAAGCAATCCCTGAACGAAACGCATTCATCCGACCAACCCTCAACAACATTGTTGTAAATGTATGCCTTACGTGGAACAGTAATCGTTCCGCAAATAAAGTGCAAGCCCTTTGCAGTCACGCGCCAGGCGCCATCCGCTTTTTTCTTTGAATCAGTATTTACCCCAGGTTCAACAAAACCCCAATGCTGCAACGTTGTATGCGTTTTGCCGCGCAGCAGCCAACGCGGGCCAATCTTTGGAACATCCACCCAACCATCGTCATCGGAAGGGGCGCGGGAAAGCCACAAAAGGGCCAAGGCGCGTGTTTCGTTCATGCCCTGGGGGCTTACCTTGCCCCACTTCCCGCAACAGGGGCAATTGCCCCCGTCGCCTTCGATGGTGGCCCGCCAGTTGGTTTTCAGTTGCGCCAGGTAATCGCCTTCGTCGCCAAAAAAATCCAATTGCATGGCCAGCCCCTTAGAAGTTTGGTAGATCGTCGTTCATGTCGTCGAACCCGCTGCCTTGCGGCGCCTGGCGGCCGCGCTGTTGCGGCTGGTCGTCGCGTTCGCGTGGTTCGTTGATGTATGCCCAACCATCCCAACCGCCTTCCTTCAAAGGGATCACGTCGATTTTGAGCATTGGCCCGTTTTTGGTGTCAATGATTGAACCGATCCGTTGGTAACGGTTTTTTTGCTGCCCCTGGGCGTTGGTGTACGTGCCGGTGATTACGCTGATTTCGTTGATAAGTTTTGCCATGATTTATTCCCCAATGATTTTTTTAAGTTGATCGACCTTGACCGCGGTTTCGGCCAGGAACTTGATGATTTCCGCTTCCATGTCGGCGACGAACACATCGTCACGCGGGACGCGCTTAATGAACAGTTGCGCTTTGGCTGGCATCCGTGGATCGAACACCACGTAATCGCACCAGGCGCGGCCAGCACAAACCATTTGGAATTGCATTTGCGCGAAATACTTTTGAGGGATGGCGCCGGTCAGCAGCGTTTCGATCATTGTGGCCGTGTTGGGGCATTTGATTTCCACGCATCCGTCGTCACCCACCAGGCCGTCGGGTGACGCGCCAGCCATCGCAATGGTCGGATGGTTC